CGGAGAATCAATTGGATTACTATATTTTGCCGAATGGCGTTAACTTACACCTAACACGATCCCACGATACTATTTGTTTCTCAGGATCGGCCACGGGTAACCACTGGCTATCTGCAACGCAAACAACCGGCGCCCGATTGAGAGAACATTGGGACGGGTACAAAAGCAACGCGCTAAAAAACTACTGGGAGAATGTCTAATGATTGCCAAAGTAATAAAAGAAGAGATTGCCGACCCGGAGACTAATCGAGTGGTCGAGGCAAAAATTATCGAGTGCGTTTGTAAAGCACCGCTGCAGTTATGGGACAGTTGGGCGAACGAGTGCGAGAAATGCGGAACCGAGTATGATTCTGCGGGCTGGCGTTTGGCCCCTCGGGAATTTTGGGGCGAAGAAACGGGAGAAACTTTCGTATGAGTTTTGTAATTATGGGGATAGATGAAACGGGGTCAGAGTTTAACGCCGGGGACCAGTCGTTTAATAAGGAGTCAAGCGCTTATAGAGCTTTGCCCGGTGTAAAAGAACGATACCCGGAGGCGCGTAGAATCTGGGTCGAATTGTTGCAGGATAAAGATTACTTTTTATCGCAGCGAAACGATCCCGATTATTATGATGATATCGACGACTATGACGCGGATCTGATGTTTAGCGAATACTAGCCCGATCCGATCCAAACGACCCCGCCTAGTGCGGGGTTTTTTTTGGC